ATTAGCAGGGCGGCTTCAAGGCGGCCGTGTCCGCGCACGATCAGGCCGCTGCGATTGCTCACGGTGATTGGAGCCCGCCAGCCTTGTTCCTGGATAATGGCGGCAAGAAGCTGGATCTGATGGGCGCTGTGCTGATTTGGGTTTACAGGGTTGGGCCGGAGCTTGGCCGGATCAACCAGGGCATCATGGGCGCAGTGGACTTTGAGACTCACGTCCGTTTGTCGCGTGTCAATCTTGACAGATGGCGGGGCAATATGCGTGCATAGCGTATATGTGGCTCTGCACCCAGCACGGGTTTTTCTCCATCGTCCAAAAAAAGCCCGGCGAGTTTCACATTCGCGGGCGGGTTCGGCAGGACATGGACAATCTGTTGAAACTTTGCGAAGCCAAATGGCCAGTCATCGAAACTAAGGAAGGCGACTACCGCTACCGCATCGTGTGCGGACAGACTGAGGTGTGCGATGCGATGATGCGCATGTCCACGTCGATTGACTACTCCAACTTCAAGTCACGAATCCATGCCAAGGCAGACCAGGCGGACAAGTCGGATGCCTACGCGAAGCTGTGGGGCAACCTTTACCAATTGCAGTCGTGAAGCACCGGGATTTTGCCAAACTTTTGCAGGACTGGCGCAGGCGCAATAATTACAGCCAGCGGGACGCGGGATTGGCGCTTGGGTGCTCAAAACGCACATTGCAGAACTGGGAGCAGGAGCGGGCGATGCCTCAAGGTTTCGGATTGAATGCGATTTTGGCGATCATCAGGGAGCCTACAAGAGCGCCGAAGAAGCGCAGCCAGTCGGGTTTAACGGAAGCACCGCTCGAAACGCATTTGCTTTAGGCGCGGGCTTGATCGTTGCGCAACGAGAGGGTTGACGTGCGCGGTTAAGCAGTTTGGCTCACGCCGCCAATGCCAAGTTTTCGTAATCGGGGGCAGAAGCCTTCTGTATAGAAGACACAAATCTAGCGAACGATCTCAAATCTTTGGAAAGCACAGCCTGATGGGAAACCCGTCTAAAGACATCCGTGCTCTTTTGACTTTTCCGAATAACGAACCAAGTTCTCTCAATGAAGGCGATGCGCTTATCTTCACGCATAGCAATCTGAACCGCGTTAAGGTATTTTATCACGACATTGCGAGTTTCCGCATCACTCTTCTTGATCTCTCGCATCAATCGCTTTTTCCAAACCGGGACTGGCTGATTATGATTTTCCTTCACACCAGAGGCGAGGTGCCTAAAACAGATGGGATACTCTTTATGTACATGAACAACGTCAGCGATCACCCCAAAAAAATACTTAAATAATTCGCTTTTTTCAGACAATTCCCCATTTACGGCCTTCACAGCCATAAAATCTCGCACGTCGCAAAGTTGGTATAAAATCAGATCGTGGTTTCTCCTGCGAATTTGAGTTCTGACGCGCACATAATTTATGCAAATCATTAACAATGCAGGACTTAGCCATATCGTAATTACGATGATGGTGTTCATTTTCTTTTCCTCGCTAGTGTTGCATTTTCGAGCTCTTTAATTCTGTCTGCTTGTCTCTGAATCTCATTATCCTTATCACGCAATCGTTCTTTGTAAAGAATTTCAATTTTTCTATTTGACAACAAAGTTGTGAACCAAGCAAAAATTGCGGGGGAATAAAAGACTAGGACATAAAGCGTTATCGCGATCCAATCTCCGGCTTTTACATACTTGAGAATCGTTTTGAAAAGTTCTAGCGCCTGAGGGGATTCCATCTCCAAAAAAGAGAAACTCATCCCAACTATTACGTCAATCATTTGTTTGACCGGATGGGGCAACGAGAGGGTTGACGCGCCCGCTGGCGCATGGACTCCATTCCACCGGACGTAGCCAAACGTCTTCTCAACCGCGACTTTGCCAACCTCATCAAACGGGTGCAGTCGGGCGGCAAGATCAGCCGTGCCGAACGGGCCATGCTGCAAACGATGGCGTCCGATTCGTCGTCCGAAGCGCCGCCGTTTGCAAAGGATTACGCCGAACTCGCCATCGTGCTCGGTGTCAGCCGGCAGGCCGTCAACTCGTGGAAGAAATTCGAGGATGCGCCGCAGCCACGCTCGAACGGCCTACACGACGTGCAGGCATGGCGCGAGTTCATGTCGCGGCGGGGACTTAAAGGCGGCGATCTCGGTCCCACTGACGAACAATCACGGCTCAAAGCCCGAAAGCTGCTGGCCGAAGTCGAGGACCGCGAGTTCCGGCTGTCCGTTCGGCGGGGTGAGTTCGTGGCCGTCGAGCAGGTCAAAACCGATTGGACCAGGATTGTCAGCCAGGCGACCTCGCTTTTGCGGCGGAAATTCGAGCAGGAATTGCCGCCTGTTCTGTCCGGTCTCGATGCAACCGGCATCCAGGAAGAGTGCCGCAAGGCGATTGACGAGGTGCTCGCCATCCTGCACGGCGCATGAACGGGCAATTGCTTGAAATCTGGCAAGAGGCGTGGCGTCCGCCCGACCGCCGACCACCATGGGCTTGGGCTGAGGATCATATTGCCTCGATTCCGTATTCGCCGATTCCAGGCCGGTTCCGTTCCGAAAACTCGCCGCAAATACGCGAGCCGCTCGAAGCCATTGTCGATCCCAAGGTCCGGCTCGTTTCAATCATCGCCTCGATCCAGTCCAGCAAAACCTGCGTAGGCGAATTGGCGTTGAGCTATATCATCCCGAATCTGCCGGGGCCGACACTGTGGCTTGACCAGACGGACGAGGATGCCGAAGACCAGTCCGAAGCCCGGCTTCAAAGGCTTTTCGAGGAGTGCGAGGCGGTGCGCTCCCTGTTTCCCCGCGACCGCCACAAGCGGCGCAAGAACACGATTCACTTTCGTAACGGCATGTCGCTTTGGGTGCTCGGCGCGCACAATAAGACCAACCTCCAGCGGCGCTCGATCCGCTGGCTTTTCGGGGATGAAACATGGCGCTGGCCCGTTGGTCACATGGCGGAAGCGGAGGCGCGTGTCACGGCGTTTGGCTGGCTGGGCAAGTGCGTGTTCATGTCCCAGGGCGGCGAGGAGAATGACGACACGCACGCCAAGTTCGAGACGACCGACATGCGGGAGTGGACGTTTGCCTGTTCCTCGTGCGGAGTGCGCCAGCCTTTCAAATGGGAAAACATCGAGTGGTCGAAATCGGCACGCGATGAAAATGGCCAGTGGGACTTTGGCGAGGTTCGCCGCACGGCTTCGCTGCGCTGCGAAGGTTGCGGGTTGCAATTTGAGGATACGGACCGCACACGGCGTGAGTTGAATATGACGGGAAGTTTTGTTCCGCAAAACCTGCGCGCTGCGTGTGAGAATGTTGGATTCCACTGGAACTCGATTTCCACGATGAGCTGGGGAGCATTGGCCGAGCTGTACCTGCGCGCAAAGGACGTGGCGCGGCGCGGTGATCTCACACTGCTCCAGCAATTCTATCAGAAACGCCTGGCGCTTCCCTGGCGCGATTACGTCGAGGACTACAAGCTGGAGATCACCAAGACCGGTTATCGCAAAGGCGAGAGCTGGGAGGAAACTGCCGGAGTCACTCGGCAGGGCCGGATCATTGCCGCCCCGTATGATCCTTCGGAAATCGCCATCCAACTCATCCTGCTCACAGTGGACGTGCAGATGGACCACTTCTTCGCCGTCGTGCGGGCGTGGAGCGCAAACGGTTCGTCCCGGCTGGTCTGGAATGAAAAGCTCCTTTCCTACAACGACATCGACGCCTTGCAGGCACGCTTCAGTATTCACCCGCAGCTTGTTTTTCTCGATGCCGGGCACGCGACGTATGACGTCTATCGCGAGTGCTCAAAGCGCGGCTGGGTGGCACTCATTGGCGACAAACGGCTGACGTTTGTGCATCAAACCAAGTCGGGACAGAGCTTGCAGCGGTTTTATTCGCCACGCCGGAAGGTGTCGCTCGGCCACAACAAATCTTGCCACGTCCATTATTGGAGCAATCTCAACGTGAAGGATGCGCTGGCGAGGTTGCGCCGTAACCAGGATGCGCAGCAAGGACCGACGTGGGAAGTGGCTGACGACATCGACGACGATTATCTCGCGCAGATGGAAAGTGAGCAACGGGTGAAAAAGAACGGAAAATGGTTCTGGGAACAGATCGGCAAACGACCCAACCACTACTGGGACGCGGAAAACATGCAGATCGCCGCCGCATTCATGCTCAAATTGGTCGGGCGCGAAACACAGGAGAGCGTTGAGCCGCAGGTTGACGCCGCGCCGGGCGTATGAACCAATACGCATCCCAGCCCGAACTTTTCGCGTCCGAATCCCTCCGAATCGAAGCCGTGACCGCCTGTGTCGGTTTCGATGACGTGCTCGATGTGACGCTCGCCAATAATCACCCGAACCTCGACACGATGATCGTGGTTACCTCGCACGAGGACAGGAAAACGCAGGATGTCGCGCGCAAACACGGCGCGATCTGTGTGCAGACCGATCTGTTCCGCAAGAACGGTCGCCGATTTAACAAAGGCGCCGCGCTTAACGTGGGGTTTGACCGGTTCCAGTACCACGGCTGGCGGCTGCATCTGGATTCCGACATTCTGCTCCCCGATAATTTCCGGCGCATCCTTTTCAATCACACCCATCTGGATGAAAACTGCATTTATGGCGCGGATAGGGTGGATGTGATTGGCTTGAACGAACTGGATGCGCTGAAGGCGCGGCTTCAACGCGAGCCGCAGCACGCCTGGTCCGCGTTTATCAATCCCGGGCACAATCGTCCGCTCTCGCCCAGGTATGTCGATCCGCTTCGCGGCTATGTGCCCATCGGCTTCTTTCAACTGTGGCACGCGAGCTGTCAGAAATCGTATCCCTACAGCCTCGGAACCGCCGCGCATGACGACGTGATGTTTGCGGCGCAATGGCCTCTTTCCCACCGGAGGCATCTGCCAACCGTTGTCTGCTATCACCTTTGCGCACAGCAGCCCACGCTTGGCGAAAACTGGGATGGAAAACGCCGCCAGCCCCGGATTTCACGCCCGCAGCCGTCCCTTGAAAGTTGACGCGGTTCAGGAGTCATGAAACATCTCAAAACAATCCTTGTTGCTGCCGTGCTTCTCGCACTGCCAGCCTGTCAGAACATTCCGGCCGCCACACAAGCACAGATCGGCCATGCCGCCGCCGATGTCGGCGCTACGGCAATAAACATTGGCGAATCGTGGTTGCAGAATTACGCGGCCAACGAGATCGAGAGCAGCACACACAATGATTATCTGAACTCGGCGGCGGAAGCGATTCGGTCCACCGAGGCGCTCAACGTCACGGGAGACGACATTTACAAAACGGTGGTGGCCGCCACTTCCGGTGTGAAAGGCAACACAACCTTGGCGCAGCAGGTCTCCACGGCTTACACCACTTCCCAGGCTCCTCCCGACGTGACGAAGGAGGCCATCGCCACGGGCCTCCAGACGGCGGCTATGAACGCAGCAACCCCAACCTCACCCTAATAAATCCCATGTTTAACTGGCTCAGAAAGCTTTTCGGTATGGAACCCCAACCCAAAATCCTGACGGGTGACGGCAGTTTCGGGTTCACGGCGGAAATCGATGGCGACGACATCGTGGTGCGCGGCGGGCAAGCCACATGGTTTGGCGGAGCGAATGATCCCGATGATGACGGCGAAACGGCCAGCGGCGTGAACACGAAAAAGCGGCCAAGCATCCAGGGGTGCGCGCTCCCGCTCAACTACGGCCCTTGCGCCGGTTCACCCATTCCAAGGCTTCCCTGGGGAACGCGAGTGGAAGTTACGCACCTTGCCACTGGTAACAAAATCACTGTGCCGGTGATTGATCTGGGGCCTGCGCGAGACACCGGCCACGCCATTGACCTCACGGTTGCGGCGTTCGAGCAATTTGCCCAGCTTTCCGTGGGGAAAATCGTGGTTGATTACCGGATTCTTGGAGCTGCGCGACGAAAAAATACCTACGATTAGCCAAAAGCACCAACTTGATTTTAATCGAACCACCGTTTTCCGAAGTGCTGTCTTCCTAGGAGAATAGAATTATGATCTGCCCAGTTTGGTAAGCGAGTAAAAATTATTTGCCAGTTCTTCCATCCGCATTTCCTTGCTGCTACGGGCAGATGGATGGTGAGCTTCAAGAATGTAAAAAGTTTTTCCACCACGCGTTCTCTTCGTGCATTGTCGTGGCCGGATGCGACTGATTAGACATTCACATTGTCCTGCGAAGAGGACGTTTTCCAACAATGAAAACGGGTTATTCCGACCCAACCCACACGCAATAACAATATCAGGTTTGTAAATGTTGAATTGCTCGCGAAGCAACTCTGCATCGCGTTCAACAGCGGCCATGATCGCGCCTGGTGTGGCTTGTGGGCCACCCCCGATTTTTTTCAGCTGGATGTATCCGAAATAGCGTAGGCACTCTTCATGTGGCTCTTTGTCACCCGTTGCGCAAGGTAGAATCGCCCTACAAAGTGGGCCGACTCGCTGCTCCCACCATTCCACTCCGTTGTTTGATTTTTTAATCGCCTCACGAAGATCGTAATAATGGTGCTCATCGTCAAAATTGGGTTCACGAAGAACAAAAACTGTTTTAACCCTGCATTTGGAGTATATCTCTGGAAATGGAATGCCATCCTCATAAATCCTTTCTGACTTGGTGAGAATCCCCTTCTTCCTTAAATCCTGCGCCCATTTCTTAAAAAGTTTATTCTCCGCTTTTGTAATGTGGTGAATCATAAAACCTCAAATTGAACTCTGATGATCGTGTTGCTATTCTCTAACTTAGTTTTCAATCTGACGCGTTCATTGAAACATAATTGAGATCTGGG